TGGGAAGTAAGGGTCTCTATACACTTGGTATCTACCTGCTAATGTACCCACTTTTTCGATACCCATATTGTATTGGTCTTGCTCTGGAGACGCGTTAGATACGTGGAAGTATTCTAAATCGTCAAATACTGCTGAAACTTCAGAAGAAACAACAATCCAGTTAGCACCACCTCTCAATGTAGATTTGTGGATTTGAGCTGAAACTTGGTTAATTTTAGTAATTAACGTTTGGTTCCAGTCTTTTTGAGTGTAACCTGCGTATGCAGAATTGTTATTACCGTACTTCCACTCATTGTAGTCCCACTTTAAGTTCCAAGCCGCACCTTTTCTTAAGTCTCTTAAGATTTCTCTATCGATTTCAGCTGCTACTTGCTCTGATAATAAAGCAGTTAATTCAGCCTCTGCGTCGATGTTGTGGAAAGCAGATACGTCTTGTGCTAATTCTGGTGACCAGCTAGCTCTTAATTTTCTTTCTGTTACAGAAACAGTAACTGATTCTAAGTCGAAAGAAACTTCACCGATAGCATCTTCAAATTCTAAATCGAAGTACTGTCTCCAAGTAACTACGAAGTCAGAAGCTGAGTGACCTGATAAGTCGAATGAAGTGTAACCTGTAGAACCGTACTCTTCAACGTCAGCCTCTAAGTAGATGACACCATCAGCAGATGCGATGTTGTTGTATCTACCACCTGGAGTAGTCACAGTAGCCTTAGAAGATAAACCTTCTACGATACCTTTACCGTATTTCTGAGTAACAACTCTGAAATCTAACTCCTCAGCAGAAGTTGCATCACCTGCAGTTCTGTTTAAAGTTACTTTTAATGAAGCTAAGAACTCTTCTGAGTCAACTTCTTGTCCGTTAGGACCAACTAATTTACCAGCACCTGCGTCTTGGAAACCGTTAACTTCGATAACTACTCTTGATGCTCCAGCCGCGAAAACTGTGTTGTCAATAGTAGTAGTACCTGTAGCAACTTGGTAGTCTCCTTTAGAGTAGTCAAACATACCTGAGTCGTTTGAACCATCTTCGTAGAATCTATCGTATAAGTTCTTGTTAGGTGCAGTGTAGCCTGCGTCAGCAGCTGGTGCAGATTGTGCATCAGGATAACCGAATGGCTTATAGTGACCATTGTTGTTATCTCTTTTCTGAATTTTAGGTACAAAGTAGAATAATTTACCGATAGGTAAGTTCATAGCTTGTACTGAAACGATATCGTTAGCTAATAATTTAGAGAATACTCTTCTAACGATAGGGAAAACTACAGTTTCAAAAGAACCAGCAGAGTCAGTGTGAGCTGCCTCGTTGATTAAGTGTGATGCTTGGTTCTCGAATAACTGTGCAACGTTTTCTTTTAAGTGACCATCAAGACCTTCTAAGAATCCTAATTTGTCCCATTTGTTGATTGTGTCTTCTTTGATAACTTTTAAGTGCTTAAGACCGATGTTACCTACAAGACCGCTTTCTAATAATGCTCCCATTTTAATTTGGTTTTTATATTCTTGTTTATTATTTTATTATAATCCCATCATCTCCTTCATTCTTCTGATTTGTGGATTTTCATATGTTTTAGATTCCACTAATTTTTCAGATGAACCTAATTTAGGAGATTCAGTAATTTTCTTAACAACAGACTCAGTTAATTTTTCGTCTGTCTGAGTTAATTCATCCTTGATTGTTTTATAAAGTGACTTTGACTCCTTAAGAGTTTCAACACCATCAAATCTTTTTAAGATGTTTAATTTCTCTTGTTTAGTTGTCGTGTGCTCAGTAAACAATCTAGTTGCATAAGCTAAGTTAGCGTTAAACACTCCCACTTCGTTTAATTTGTCTCTAAATACTTTTAAAGCCTCTTTTAATTCAGTGTTCTTTGTTTGTAACTCCTCAACTTCTTCGCTCAAGTCCTTACGACCTGCTTTATATTTTTTTCCTTGGTTAGAAGGAACTCTAACATCAGCAGCGTGAGTTCTTGACGCTTCTTCCATTTCCTCTTCAGCAACTTCTGCCTCATCGTCAATAGATTGTTGAGATTCTTCATCGCTCTCGTGAGCGTCCTCACCCTCTTCTATTTCTTCTCCATCTTCTTCTTCAGAGATTTCGATTTCGTAGATAGGTTCATCAGATTCCGCTAACTCTCCACCGTCTTCGTCATAGGTTTCAGTTACTTCCTCTTCGGCAACTTCGTCTTCGATTCCTTCTTCAGAAACCTCTTCGTTTTCGTTAACCTCGATTCTGTACTCGTCATCCCCATCCTCTAAGTGAACAGTTCCGTCCTCGTCTTGTGTTACGATGATACCATCTTCTTCGCCCATAGCTTTGAAGACTTTTAGAATCTCTTCGTTAGATGCGTCAGTCATATCAATGATGTCATCGTCTTCTTCACCTTCGTCATCCAATGACGGTAAATCCAATGATGGTAATTCGATATCTTCCATACCAGACTCAACTTCGTCTTCTGACTCTTCGTCTTCAACTTCGTCTTCATCTTCATCTTCGGATTCGTCATCTTCTTCTGACTCATCTTCAATATCAAATTCTTGTTCTGAGACTTCTTCAGTTTCTTCTTCAGCAACTTCTTCGTCAGCCACCTCATCTTCTGATTCGATAACTTCAGTTTCAGCAACTTCTTCAGTTTCTTCTGAATGGTCTTCAATTGACTCATCTTCCATAGATTCTCTTACCAGCTCATCAATTTCTTGCTTCATT